AAACGCCATGATGATGCAGATGGCCAACAAGCTTGGTCCTCAAGCTATAAAAAGCTTTACTGATGTTGCGATGACTCAAGCGCAAAATCAGGCCCCGGAACCACCACAACCATAACTTGGGTCGAAAGGAAGGAAGAAAACAATGGCAACTGAATCAGTAGTTATTCAGCCTGAGATGGCTCCGGCTGATGCACCCGTAGATAGCAAGGTAGATACAAACGCCCCGGATCGCCCGCAATGGCTTCCCGAGAAGTTTAAAAGCGCGGAGGACCTCGCTAAGGCTTACGGTGAATTGGAAAAGAAAATGGGCGCTCCCCGGCAGGGCGCTGAAGCAGAGAACGAAGCAGACAAAGCTAACCAGCCAGCAAAGACTGAAGAACAGTCTAAGCAAGAACAGGCGGTGGCGTCTGCTTGGGAAACCAAGTTCGTTGATTTCTCCAAGGAGTACAGCGAAAAAGGCCAGCTATCTGATCAAAGCTTTTCAAAGCTAAACGAAATGGGCTACCCTCGGGAAGTTGTTGAGGCATACATCGAAGGCCAAAAGGCCATTGCCGAGAAGTCCACGTCTGGACTGCTTAACGACATTGGGGGCCAAGACAACTTCGTAGCAATGCGCGATTGGGCGGCGGCTAACGTTCCCGAGAACGAGCTAAACGTTTACAACTCCATGTTGGAGGGCTCCTCAGAACAGGCGGCGATGGCAGTTAAGGGTATGTATGCCCGCTACCAAGCCGCTCAGGGAGGCTCCTATAAACAGCCTAGGCTTCTCAGCGGCTCTCAGACTCAAGGTAGCACAGCGCCGTTTAGGAGCACCGCCGAGCTCACCCGAGCCATGTCTGACCCCAAGTACAAAGCTGACCCGGCCTACAGAAAAGAAGTTGAACAGCGCTTGGCTATCAGTAACATTCTGTAACCAACATGAATGGTCTTTACGCCAACATGAATCGAAGGAAGCGCTTGGGAATCAGCCGTAGCAAGAAAAAGTCTACGGTTGATCCTAAGGTTTATTCTAAGATGAAAAATAAGATGGGCGGGTTTGCCATCAAAAAGAAAGGTAAATAAAAACCATGACACCTGAAATCATTAGTGCCGTTATTCGGCATATTCTGACTGCCGTTGGCGGCTACTTTGTTGCCAAGGGTACTGTCGATCAGGCCGCTGTTGAAGCCATCGTAGGTGGCGTTGTTGCCGCTGTTGGCCTCGGTTGGTCCCTGATTGCCAAGATTAAAAAGGACTAAGCCATGTTTTGGGGTCTTATTGAGGCCCTTATTCTGGCTATCTGGAAAATCATTAAGGGGGAGGTCAAAGATGCAAGTAGGCCAGTTAAGGGTACTGATCTTGGGCCTCCCCCTTCTACTTTGCACGCTCGTTGGTCTGACAGGATGCGCGAGTACCTCAGAGACAAAAAACCTGATATTCGTTGATACTACCGGGGATACCATGCTTAGGATTGGCCCGGAGACAGAGGGATTTGTTTACTTCTGGAATGGTAAGGAATGGGAAAAGTCTGCTAAAAAAGTAAAACTGCCAGAAGGCTGGTTGACAGGTCCTCCTCCAAAGGATAAATAGATTTCAGTTTTTGAAAATTGGGATCATCTTTAGAGATGGTCTGATTAGGCCAGCCCCGTTACGGCGGGACAACTGCGACTCGAAAAGGCTTTACTCGGGTGTGACCAGCACAAAAACACTTAATCTTGTCCCGCTAGGGATGGGAAAAAAGAAACTCTACCCGAAAGGTAACTAACAAAATGGCCTCTGAAACTACCGTTTCGCGTTTGGGCCTGAAGCAGGGAAACGCCGATAATCTCGAGTTGTTTCTCAAGAAGTTTGCGGGAGAGGTGCTGACCACGTTTGAGACTGAAAACGTCTTCAAACCTTTGCACCTGACTCGTACTATTGAGAGCGGCAAGAGTGCTCAGTTTCCTGTTACTGGCACAGCTACAGCGAAGTATCACAGCCCCGGCGACAATATGTTGCTCGCGGCAAACTCCTATATTAACTCCATCGCGCACAGCGAGAAAGTCATCACCATCGACGGTCTTCTGACCGCTTCGACCTTTGTGGCGAAGATCGATGAGGCGATGAATCACTATGACGTGCGTTCCATCTACACCACCGAACTCGGTCGTGCGCTGTCGAAGAAATTCGATACCACGATTGCCAAGGTTATTACGCTGGCCTCCCGGGCCTCCGCTAACCTTTCTGGTGGCAAAGCTGGTTCGTTCATCAATGTGGGCTCTCTGACGCCCACGGGTGCTGACCTCGCTGAAGACATCTACAGCGCGGCTCAGAAACTCGACGAAAACGACGTGCCGTCCGAAGAGCGCTATTGCGTGCTCTCCCCGGCCAACTACTACAAGCTGGTTCAGGCTCTCGCCGCCGTTGGCAATGCCAATGCGGTTGGTAGCTATGTGGACGGCTCGGTGGTTCGCGTCGCTGGCGTTCAGATCGTTAAGAGCAATAACCTCCCAAGCACCAACGTTACTTCCTCTGAGGGAAATAACGGCGGTTATATTGGAAACTTCTCCAACACCGTTGGCGTGGTCTTCCACAAAAACGCGGTGGGTACGGTTAAGCTCCTCGATCTCGCTGTCGAGAACGAGTACAAGATCGAACTCCAAGGCAACTTCATGGTCGCTAAGTACGCGATGGGTCACGGTATCCTTCGCCCTGAGTGCGCCGTCGAGTTGTTCAACGGAGCCGCTCGTCCGTAGTTAACTTAGAGGGCCCTGCAAGTCTTAGTCTTGGTTCTCGGGAACTTTATTAGGGGTGTTTAGCCCCGCCTTCCTTCCCCGAGTCTAATCAAACTAATGGCTTGCAGGGTCTCTCTTTTTCTGTAGTAAATACCTTTCGATATGCCAGTTACCCCGATGACCAAGCTGGAAGCGGTCAACCAAATGCTGACTGCTATTGGTGAATCCCCTGTAAATACATTATTTCAGGGCACTTCCGTTGACGCTCGAATTGCTGTCCAAGTCCTTGACGAAGTGGACAGAGCGGTTCAAATCATGGGTTGGCACTTCAATACTGAAAAAGATTACCCCCTTTCCAGAGACGTAAACAACAACATTAACCTCTCTCAAAACATTGTGAGAGTTGACGTTGACAATTCCATCTATCACGACGTTGACGTTGTTCAGCGCGGGACGAAACTATACGATAGAAAAAACCATACCTTTGTTTTTACCCAAGATTTAAAAGGCGAGATTATCCTCTTGCTTTCTTTTGAGGAGCTACCCGAACCAGCCCGGTACTACATCACAACTAGGGCTTCAAGGATATTCCAAGATCGCGTTGTCGGATCAGGGGACGCCGCTCGTTCTTTGATAAATGACGAGATGCTAGCTTTAGCACAACTTAAAGAATTTGATAACGACACCGGGGACCCTTCTGTTTTTGACAATTACGACGTAGCCCGCATTATCCTACGCTAATGGCCCTAGTCTCGATCAGCATCCCGAACTTAATTAGCGGGGTGAGCCAACAGGCCGACGCTCTTCGTTTCGCGTCGCAAGCTGAAGAATCTATTAACGCCTACCCGTCGCTTGTGGACGGTTTAGTTAAAAGGCCGTGCACCAACCATATTGCGCCTCTGTTTTTCGAAGATACAACTGGAGCAAAGTGGCACACAATTAACCGAGATTCAGGAGAAAGATATACAGTAGTTTTCAATCCAAACGATGCAGTAAGAGTTTGGGATATGAATGGGGTTGAAAAAACGGTTATTACAAGAAACGACGCTTTTGATTATATTCCCGCCACGGCCAATGTAGACTTAAAATGTCTGTCTGTAGCTGATTTTACTCTTGTTCTAAACAAACAAAAAACTGCTCAAGAGTACGCTAACTTAACACCTTCAAGGCCGTATGAAGCCATGATATTTGTTTCGCAAGGGGCATACAGCGCTGAATACAGCGTTACAATAAACGGAACTAAATATACCGTAATGACAGGTGACGGAAACACGGATTACGTAACCACAAGCCCCGCTGGTGGAAAGGGGTACAGTTGGGTGTCTAACGGGACCCAGCCAACAGAAACTACGTGGCCTGAAAAAGAATCAGCCAGTACAGCTAAAATTGCTCAATTTTTAGCCGCCGCTATTAGAACAAATGCAAGCTTTAACCAGACCACTCCTACTGCATCAGTAATCCAGATTGGGTCTTCAGTTTACATTAAAAGAAACGACAACGCCGCCTTTTCCATCGCAGTATCCGACTCTCAAAGCGGTACTGGACTTAAGCTTATTAACGAAGAAGTGCAAAGCTTTTTAGATTTACCAGCAGAAGGAAAACACGGGTTTATTGTTAAAGTGGCTGGAGAGCCTGACGACGAAGGCGATGAGTATTGGGTAAAATTTGACGCATCTAACGGATCGGAAGGTACTGGAGTGTGGAAAGAAACTGTTCAGCCCGGAATTAAATTTGCTTTAGATGAAGAAACTCTTCCTCATGCGCTTATTAGATTGCAAAACGGTTCTTTTCTTTTTACAGCACTTGACGGCGATACATACACAGCGCCGGGAAACGCCTTTACATACGAAATTCCATATTGGGGAGAACGGCTGGTAGGAGACGAAGACAGCAACCCAAGCGCTTCATTTGTAGACCGAAAAATTAAAGATATTTTGTTTTTTAGAAACAGGCTTGGCTTTTTGTGCGACGAGAATGTGATTTTGTCTGAAGCTAGTGAGTTTTTTAATTTTTACAGAACTACCGTTACTCAGCTTCTAGACTCAGACCCAATCGACGTAGCTTCTAGCTCTAATAAAGTTTCTATTCTGTTTGCTGGAATCCCATTTAACGAAAAGCTCCTACTGTTTTCTGACCAGACTCAGTTTTCCCTGCAAAGCGCAGACAACCTTACTTCCAAAACCGTATCTATTCAGAACACCACTAACTTTGCTTGCTCTACTAGCAGTCAGCCTGTGGCTGTTGGAAAAAACATTTACTTTGCCTTTGACCGCGATTCGTTTTCAGGGATTCAGGAATACTATCTAAACCCGGAAAGCCAATACCTAGACGGAGTTGACATTTCAGCTTCCATTCCATCTTACATTAAAGGTACTGTTTCAAAGATTGTTGGGTCGGATAACGAGCAGATGATTGTTGTGATGTCTAGCGGCCTAAAAAACGGCTTTTATATGTATAAGTACTTTTTTAACGGAAGCGAAAAGCTACAATCTGCTTGGTGTAAGTTTACCATTGGTAGCGACCCGGATGATCCAAACGCATCTTCCGGGTTGACTTTTATTGAAAATGTGGATTTTATCGACAACAAGTTATACGTCGTCACTACGAGAGTTGACGGAACGTATTTGGAGAGAATTGATTTTCAATCCAACAAATCCGACGCTACGTCAATTTATTCAGTACTTTTAGACAGAAAAGTAAGTAGCGCCGCTGTAACCAAGTCTTTTGATTCTAACACCGGGCTTACAACGTTTACGCTTCCTTACGGAATTGACCCGGCTAAGGCGGCTGTAATTACCAGAGCTACAGCGCCTTCTGGACCGGGTTACGTTCCGCAATCTGTCGGAGGAGGACCGGGACAACTGCCTATTACTACAGGAGTTGGCGGCGGTGTGGTCCCGGTCAACTCAGTAGATAACTTTCTTTTAACTGTAAAAGGTAACTACTCTGCGGTCCCGCTGTGGATCGGGGAAAATTACACAATGGAGCACACTCTTGGTCGTGTAGTGATTAGAGCTCCCGGCTCCCGGGGCAATCCAACAGTTGTCTCCGTTGGAAAGCTCTATTTACGTAGAGCGTCGCTTTCTTACGATAAAACCAGAACTTTTAAGGTTAGGGTTATTCCAATAAATAATGTATACCCAACAACCTACGAATATATTTGTAACAACCAAGCGGCTGGAACCACAACTGCGGCTGTTAACTTTGACTCTCTGCGCGACGGGACGTTCCGTTTTCCTATCCTTTCTAAAAACGACCAAGTAATAATCAAACTTGTAAATGACTCACCCCACCCCTGCTCCATCCTTTCGCTGGACGTCGAGGCACAATACGTCTCCCGTTCTCAAAGGGCTGGCTGACGAAGTTTGGGATTATGAGCGTGGTTGCGCTGTCCGAAAGGCGCTTCCTGAAGACGCTTTTTCCCTAGCTCCTAAGCTTCGCCCTGAAGACTTGCGTGAAATAAGGGCCGTAACTACGGGCTGTCCCGGGAAGGCTATAGAACAAGGTATTATTCAATCCCCCTATACATACAGCATAACCATTAAAAACGAGGTTGTAGCTATTTTTGGCGTAAATCATTATAGCCCAACGGTTGGCGTAATTTGGTTGTTGGGTAGCAACGAGTTACTAAAGGAAAAGATTGCTTTTCTTCGTCAAAGCCCTAATTGGATTAAATCCTTTCACGAACTATACCCCATCCTATTTAACGTCGTGTGCCTTTGGAATAAATTGCACGTAGATTGGCTTAAATGGCTTGGCTTCAGGTTTATTAGGGAGTATAAGGAATACGGATTGAATAAAGAACCCTACATTGAATTTCTAAGCGTAAAACTCTGATATATGTGTGCCCCCGCAGTATTCGCCATTGGTGCTCTTGTAGTCGGCCTTGCTTCTTCCGCCCTTCAGTATGTAGGGGCGCAACAGCAAGCCAGCCAACAGGCGGCTTACCAAAATCAAATGATCACGCTGGAACAACAGCGTGCCCAACAAGAACAAGCCCAATTAGCTTTAAAAAACCAACAAGAACAAGAAGCGCTTCGCTTGCGTCAGGCACAGGAAAAAGAAGCCGCTTCGCGGGAACTTAATAAAGTTTCAATGGAAGCTAGAGCGGCGTCGTCCCGGGCCACGGTGGCCGCTGGCGAAGCTGGTATTGGCGGCATTGCAGTTGAATCGCTTTTGGGGGAAATCAACCGCCAAGAGTTAGGCTATTTTGAAGCCAGCACTAGGCAGGGGCAGATGCGCGATGTTTACTACGAGCAGACTACAAAGAACATGAACAAGGCTTTGCAGATGAACTTAGACACCTCCCGCCTCGCTTCTCAAATGAACATTGCTCAAATCAACCGCCCAATTCAGCGCCCCTCTTTTGCTGGGTTTGCTATTAACGCTCTTGGCAACGTTCTCAGCGCTGGTCAGACTTACTACCAAGGCCGTTACTATCAGGGCGGAACTGGCGGCGGCGGCTTGCAAGACAACACCACCCCCGGCGGTGACGGGTGGCGCTTTAACATCTAATGGCCGAGGAAAGAATCATTCCGCGCAGAGCGGAGCGAGGTTTAGGCTTTGCTCCTTCTATCACGCCGTCGCCGCTGGTCCAAGCTTCTCAGCTTATGGCCCCGCCAGCGCCCGCCGCTCCGTTGCCCCCGGAGTCAAACGAGCTATTGCAAGTTGCTGAATCTCTTAAAGGTTTAAACTCACAGCTTGCTTCTTTTGGTCTTACCTACTTGCGTAACGAGGCTGTTGAGGCCCGGCAAGAAGGTGAAGCAGACGCCAATTCCGATCCCGAAAAAGCCCGACAAGTTCTTCGGATGGGATTCCAAAACGCTGTTAAAGCTGGCGTTCTAAAAGAAAGCAGTAACCCCATGTACTGGAAAAGCTACATGGAGAATACGGCTAAAAACATTGTTGCACCGGGATTCCAAGAGTACCTTCACCAAAATTGGATGGGCAAAATGTCCGATCCAAAGAATACCGAGCCCATTGAATCCATTCAGGCCCAAGCGTGGGCGGAATATCAAAAGAAGTCTGGTTTTAATTTAGATTCGGTTTTTGCAAAGGCGGCGGCTAATGAAGTTGCGGCCACCACTTTTAAGTCTTTTTCAACGTCGGCGCTAAACAGACGTTTGGAACAGCGCGAAATCGACGCTAGGAACCAACTTGGTATTTCTATTCAGCGCGGCTTTAAATCCGCTGAAGCTTTGCCTTCCGAAGAGCAAACGCAAGCAGTTGTCGGCTCTTTCATTGCGGCTGTTGGCGAAGCCGCCTCAAGCGGGATGTCAAACCCAACTTACTACGCCATTAAAACCGGGGTCATGCCTTACATTGACGAGTTGCGCCGCTCTAATCCTGACAAAGCCCTTTCGGTCATTGATTCAATTAAGAACACCAAACTGCCTAACGGTTATATTGTGGGTGAGGGGAATACTTTAGAGTTGTTCAACAACATGGAAGAGGCGGTTATACGAACAATGCAGACTGAAGAAGGGGCCGCTCTTCAGGAGAGAGGAAACGTTCTTACAGCCGCGCAAGACAGGGCTTATATTTTGATTGATCAGTACAAGAACATAAACGACCCCAACGCTATCAACGATATTACCAGCGCTCTTATTGCCGCCAACGTTCCTCTTCCTGACGGCTCTGGGAACTTTGTCCAAACTCCTCTATCCACCAAGACCGACTTACACGGAGTTATTGGAAACACGGTCAGGAAGCTGGTTGAGGAACGCCGTAACCTTAACGCACAGCCTAACTCCGAGCATATGACAAGGTTTCAGACTGCTATCGTCAACAACGACATTGCCGAGGCCAACAGACTCTACGATCTTGGCCAAGAGAGCGGGTTTAACGGAACAAACCAAGCTAAAATGCTTGAAGCGTTGCAGTCTTTAAAAAGTTATGAGCCTTTACTGAAAAGTCAGTCATCCGCCGAGGCCCGGGCGGCAGTTAAGAGCTCGATTGCCATCGAATTTGATGACAGGCCAGCCGTCGCCAACACCTTGGACGGGCTTGTAGACCTAGAATTTAATAAAGCTGTAAAAGTCGAGATGGACGCCTACTTAGCTGGTAACCCGGGCATGACTCAAGATAAAGCCGCTCCGATTGTTATGAATAACGTACGCGAAAGGGTTGTAAAAACTCTTCAAGATTACGGAAACAAGCAGATTAAAGCCATTGATATTGAAGAAAAACGCAACGCTGAGGTCCGGGCTAAAGCAGAGGCCGCGCAAGATACCGATAAGTCTTTGGCTGGACCCGGATGGCTAAATTTTGACGAAGTTTCTCAAGTACAGACGTATCGTAACCGCATTCGGAACATTGTTGAACTAGCTAGGGCTTCTAAAATGGGTATTGCTCCTGACCGGGCTGATATTATTAAGCGTGATTTGGCTCGCTTGGACGCTAAAGTAGATAAAGTTGTCGCCCGCACAGCCGAAGAAGTGAGGAAAAAGACTGAAACTAAGCTATTGGCCCCTAGTTCAGACCTTATTATGGACGTGCGGACGTATGATGTCCCTAAAAGCACAGCTAAAATGGAAGCTGACAAGTATCGCTATTGGACAGCTAAGGCTTCTAAAGGATACACCCCGGCTGAAATCTTTTACGGTCAGACTGACGAAAACATTGAGATTGACCCTAACCTTAACCCCCTTGTAACCCCGGTGTTTACCTCTGTAGAAGAGCTTGCAAGCTTCCGAATTGCGTATAGAAACGGGGATGAACGTGCAAGGAAGATTATGGAGAATTTAAGCATTCGCGATGTGCCGCAGTTTTTCCAAGCCCAAGCGCTAGCGGTTGAATCTCTTGGACGAGGCAGAGGACTATAATGGATTTTTTAGATCAGGTATCTCCTGAAGAATTAAATCAGGAGATTGATTCAGTTTACACCGAGCTCGAGCAAGGCGGACTCACTCGTCGTCGTGCAGTTGTAGCCGAACCAGTTCAACAACCAGCCGTTGCTCCTCAGCCTCAGCCTTCTGAAAGCATTGAGATTTCAGCACCTAAACTACAAACCCCTGAACAGCCTAACCAGCCCGCTCTTAGCCCTGCTCAGGATGCTCTGGCTCCTTCCACTCAAGAGCTAGGGGCTGAAGATTACTTGTTGGATGCCGCAACCGGGGCGGCTAGAGGCGTAGCCGGGGCGGTTGAAAGCGTGGCGGATTTGGTGGCTTTTGGTGCGCTACCTAACGATTTGCTTACCCAATACCTTCCTAAAACGAAAACAGCGGTAGGCGGGTTTGTTGAGGTAGGGACAGAGTTTGCCGTCGGGTTTATCCCGGTGTTTGGTCAGATTAACAAGGCCGCTAAACTTGGCAAACTGGCTCGGATGGGCTCGATTGGGCGATGGCTTCAAAAGTCCGAGATAGGCCGTGGAGCCGTTGCGGGTGCTGTAGCAGATTTCTCAGTTTTTGACGAACATGAAGAGCGTCTTTCAAATCTTATCCAAGGAGTTCCGGGCCTAGAAAACCCTGTAACTGAATATCTAGCGGCTGACAAAGATGACAGCCTTCTTGAAGGCCGTATTAAAAACGTCCTTGAAGGGGTGATGGTTGGCGGCGTTGTAGACGGCATTATGCTTGGGATTAAGGCTCTTAAGAAGTCCAGAAACCTCGCTGAAGCCGGGAAGACTACTGAAGCAGAAAAAGTTCTTGAAGAAGCTGGAAAGCAGATTGACCCGCTGGTAAAGTCCGCACGCGAATCCGCTCAAGTGATGGAAACTGAGCTTGGTCGCCAAGATCAGCTTAGGCAATCTATTGAAGGTGCTGAGGGGCTAAAACAAGATTTAGCTCAAGGCCAAACTCTTTTAGGTCGCGACGCTCCTATCAATCAGTTCGCTAGCCCGCAAGAGCTACGAGGAGCTTTTGACCAGCGCGGAGAAGGCCACGCAAAGTTTACCAAACGCCTAGACCTTCTTGTTGAGGACAAGGGCTTAACAGAAAACGGCAAAGACCTTATTATTGGGACGCTTTGGAAAGCCGAGACAAACGACGAATATCTTAAAAATTTAGAAGTAGCTACTTTAACGTCTAAATCCACAAGCCTTGGAAGAGGCGGCGTTATTGAAACTAAAGTTTTAAAAGAAGGAGAAGTATTTCCCGGGTGGAAACCTTTGCTCACGCTTAAAAAGGCGTTAGCCGACAAATACAAAGTAAACGAAAAAGACGCCGAGACGCTTTCTACGTTTTGGCACGAATACGGGCATTCTGGATATTACTCTCTTTTGAGCCCTGAACAAAAGAGGCTTGTAACTGATGCTTATTCAGCAACAACGCGGTCTCAAAGGGTTAATTTCTTTAGGGAAGGTATTGGAGGAGGACGGAAGACTTCTGATCCCGATTTCTACCCGAAATACTACGCCAAGAACGAAACCGAATGGTTTGCTCAGTCTTTTGCCGAGTACGTAATCAAAAACAAAACAGAGCATAAAGATTTGGTGGCTGTATTTGAGGAGATGCTCACAAAAATCAAAGAAAGTTTAAGTTCTTTGTTTGGCCGAAAAGACCCGGCTACGCTAAACGATATTTTTGAATATATTCTAAAGGGAGAAAATTACGGAAAGAAGCCAACTTGGGGCGGATGGAAATTGTCTACTTTAGAGCTTGCTGAGAAAACCCCTAGGTACACCGACGCTAAGTTCATGGCTAGGGCTAGGACGATTGGAGCCGACCCGGGAGAGTATGGCCGAGTTCTTCCAGAGGTGAGCCCGGAAACACGTAAACGTTTTGAGAATTACGTTAAGATTTTTGAAGCTAACCCGACTGATTTGCAGAACCTAGCTAAAGCTTGGGTAGACGACAGCGGACGGCCTGTTTTTAACTTGGAGGACTTTAAGGATACGGAAACAGCGCACCGTGCGTCCTTGGCTTTGATGGAGACGTTTGCTGACGTGCTCGAAAAGGCAAAAGGCCCCGTCAGAACGCAAGAAGTCGTGGCCAAAGAAGCCCTAGATTTTATTAAGAAGATGGATGGCGGTAACGCCGTTCTAAGCCGTCTGGCTAAAGATGCCCGTAACGAGCGCCACCTAGACGCACGTATCCGCGCTTACTACGGCATGGCCGTGGCCCTAAAGGATAAGCAAGGCCAGCACACGGCTGAGTTCTTGAGGGCCCGTGATTGGCTCCTTAAATCGCCTAACGACCCCACAATTTTAAAGAAGTACGCTGAAAGCTATTTGGCCGCTACCCAAGTCCAAGACAACCTTCGCGAGGTGTTGTTTGGATACCAGACTGTCCGCTCTGCGGCTGGTCGCAACCTTAACGTGTTTAAGCAGATTAAAGAGACCACGACTCTTGTTGAATACGCCAAAAGCCTTATGGAACAGGCTGGCGGCAAGGAACAAGTTGAGATTACCCTAGAAAAACTGGACAAGCTTTATTCCAAACACGGGGCGGCTGGCCTTGTTTCGCAAGCGCCCGTGTCTGCTTTGGATATGCACAATGAGTTGTGGATTAACTTCCTCTTGTCTGGCCCGAGAACTTTTGCGGTTAACGCCCTATCTACTGGAATTAACACGATGCTCAAGCCCATTACGTCAGCGCTTGGATCGTACAGGATGTACCAAAAAACGGGTGACACAAAATACAAGATGATGGCCGATGAGTTTATTAACGTCTACGGCTACATGATGGACTCTTGGAAAGAGGCCATGGAGCTTGGAATGAAAGCCTTTAAAGAAGGCGACAGCATTTTACAGCGCTCTTCGTCCCCGATTGAAAAAGGCCCTGCGATTACCGGGGAAAACGTAACTAAACTGCTTGGTCAGGAGCGCGAAGCTAACCCTGTGTTGGCTGGTATCTCTGACTTCTTTGGGACGGTTGTTCGCACACCTAGCAGAATCCTTAACGGAACAGACGAGTTCTTTAAGCAGATTAACTACCGCTCTTACGCCAAGGCTAAAGCCACAATCGAGGCCATGGAAGCGCTTGGCGAGAAATCTACCGATCCCAAGGCTGTGGCAGAGTGGGTCAACGCACGCCTTAGCAACATCATTATGGGCGACGGACGGCGCTACACAAAGAAAGCCGTCCGGGCTCAGGCGGTTGTGGAAGCGGCTAGGCAGTTCGGGGACGATGTTAACGGTCTTGAAGCCGCAGACTTTATTGCTGATTATGTTTCAAAGAATTGGGACTCATCGCGTGGTGCGCTTTCTGATTACGCTTTTGACGTGGCCCAAGAGGTTACGTTCACCCGCCGTGGGGAACGCAATCCTTTGACAGGAAAGGCGTCTTTCCAGTTGTTCTTGGAACGGGCCGCGAGCAACCACCCGGCGCTTCGTTTGGTCGTCCCGTTTGTGACAACACCGATGAACATCTTAAAGATGGTCGGGCAGTACACTTACGGCGCGGCTGTTTACGGTGCTGGTCTTGAAAAGATTCCGTTCCTAGGCGCTGAAAAACTCAGGCTTGCTAGGGAGTTGGCGTCCGGCGATCCGATGGTTGAAGCCGCCGCCCGTGGCAAGATTTACGTTGGCTTGGGCTTGTCTTCCACGGCTGTTATGGCCGCTATTTCTGGCACGATTACTGGCGGTGGCCCTGCCGATGAAAACGAGAAAAAGATTAAGATGCAAACCGGGTGGCGTCCTTACAGCATTAAAGTTGGGGATCAGTACATCTCTTACCAACGCCTCGACCCGTTTGCTTCCTTCCTTGGGCTGGCGGCTGATCTTGCCGAGCGATCCATGGCTTTAAAGGCACAGGACGAAAACGCCCTTCAAACTTCAATGGCCGCAATGGCCGTGGCTATCTCAAGAAACATTACCAACAAATCCTACCTTGCGGGTATCGAGCAGATTACTGACGCCCTTTCTCAGCCTGAGCGCTTTGCTCCTCGGCTCTTGCAGAACAGGCTTGGCTCCTACATTCCTTCCGCCGTGTCGCAAGCCGTCGGAAGCTTTGGGGACGACCCCTATATGCGCGAAGCTAGGGGATGGTTTGACACGGTGTTTCGTAGATTGCCCGGCGCTTCGCGTACCGTAGACCCGACAAGAAACATTCTTGGTGAAAAAGTCGAGCGCACGGGTATCGCCCCGGGAATTGACTACGTAAACCCGATTGTTGTCAGTAGCTACAAAAAGGATAAAATCATGGACGAAATCGCGTCCCTTGAGCACGGATTTACTCTGCCTCGCCCAATCCAAGACGGAGGGCTTGACCTGACTCAATACGAGAACAACAAGGGCCAGACGGCTTATGACCGCTGGCTTGAGCTACAGTCTGAGATTAGGATCAATGGACGAACCCTTCGTCAGGCATTAGACAAGCTTATAGCTAACGGACGATACCAAAAACTTAGCTCTGAGCTTATTGACGATTTTGACTCGCCTCGCACTAGGGAAATAAGAAAAGTTCTTAGTACTTATCGCGCAAGGGCTAAGGAGGCGATGCTTCGTGAGTTCCCAGACGTTAGCCAGCAAGTCAACACCGCAACTAGAGTTAAATTAGCCCTTAGGCGCGGTCAGAGCGTAGAAGAACTCTTGTCACAGTTAAAGCAATAGTGTAAAAGGACACTACGTAATTTTATGCCGAATACCTACATTGATTATGAAGCTCCCGTAGCTAACTACACGTTCACTTTCCCATACCTAGACGTCTCGCACGTTAAAGTGTTTGTGGATGACGTAGCCAAGGTTCAGGGTACGCACTACACAGTTGAGACCTCACCAACTCGCGTTGTTTTTACAGCTGGCAACACCCCGGCAAACGGGGCGATTGTTCGCATTCGTCGTGTTACTTTCAAGGATTCAGCCTTAGTGGATTTTGCTAACGGATCGACGTTGCTCGAATCTGATTTAGATACAGCCGTTAGGCAGACGCTTTATATCAATCAGGAAACTACTGAACTTAACGACACGGCTCTTCAAATTGGCGCTGGAACTTCAGACTTTTACGCTCAGGACAAAAAGATAACCCACCTTGCTACGCCTACTCAAGCCAACGATGCGACCAACAAGAGCTACGTTGACACCGCTGGTGCTCTGAAGGTTTCCAAGGCTGGGGATACTATGTCTGGTAATCTGGCGATGGGAGGAAATAAAGTAACTGGCTTAGGCTCTCCTTCCGCCCCTACGGACGCGGCTACACGGGATTATGTTAACACTTCTATTGATAACTCGGTGCGCTTTGCCAGCACAATTTCCCCTGAAACGTATTCGTTTACCGCAAACGGAACAGCCACTCTTTTTACGCTTGGTCCCGACGCCCCACAAAACATATACAATTCTGCAAGCTGGCTTGTCACACTTAACGGAGTAGTTCAAAAGCCCGACGTAGATTATTACATTTTGTATGTCGGAGGCGGGCTAAATCTATCTTTTACAGTAGCACCAGCTAACGGAGTTCTAATTGTGGCTAGGGCTCTTGGGTATCGTGTACCTATTGGAGCGGCAGTAATTGAGCCACAGACGCTTTTGACATATATGTATGCCGACGCTTCAGTCACTACATCTAAAATTGCTTCGGCGGCTGTTACTTCTGATAAACTTGCCTCTAGCCTAGATTTTTCAGGCAAAAGTGTAACCAACCTTAACAAAGGGGCGGTGGGTCTTGGTAATGTTCAAAACTTAGACACCACAAACGCAAGTAACATTGCTACGGGTACGCTTAACTCAAATTTACTCCCTACGTCAGGAGTAATTGCGGGTACGTTTAATCCGCAAAACGTCCAAAGTTTTCAAGTGGATAATAAAGGACGAATTACCTCAGTCGCCAATTTTAGCGGCAACAGCAACAAAGTTCCTTTAGCTATTGCTACGCTAAATGTTAATTGGGGCAAGGCAACAAACATCACGCAATACACTACTTACTCGACATGGCAACGGATTGGTGGAACTGGGTCTAGTGTGTGGACTGTTAGCTTGAACAACGGAGGCGGAACAGGAGCAATCGGGAGCGGAAACGGTCTTGCACCTTCTGGAACGTACACGGTTCCGACGGATGGTATTTACAGAGCAACAATTCAGGGGCTTCTTTTAGGAGCTACAAGCGGGTACTGTCAGGTTGCACTTGGTTCCACTTCCACAAATCTCCCGTTTTATGCTTATCAGGCGTATATCGGATATGGGCATTTTCATTTAACCGGGATATTCGATTTGATTACGGATGCTACGATTGCACCTTGGATGTATATTACATCCGGGTCTTGGTTTACGCACGCTGGGCACACTAATTTCTTTGTAGAAAAAATCTCGTAATAAAAAGGATTTATGTCGGAAGATACAAACCGCTCTCTTGGTCGGCTTGAAGGAAAACTAGATCAGGTACTTCAAAACCAAGAAGATTTTCGCAAAAAGTTTGAGAAGCACGACGAGCGGTTGCGCCATCTTGAAGGACAAAGCATGAAGGCGCTTGGAGTTATTACCGGGATTACGGTTGGATTTAACCTTGTTATCGAAGGGCTAAAGCACAAAATCTTTGGCGGGCCATAATGTCCGCTTCAGATAAGGCCAAAGAGTCGTTAGCCAAGCTTCACGATGCGGTTGCTGAAGAGCTTCTGTCACGCATTACGAGCGGTGAGGCTACACCCGCTGACCTATCAGTCGCCGTCAAATTCCTCAAAGACAATGATATTACTGCGGCCATTGATAAAGGTGCTCCTGTTTTTAATCTTGCTATGGCTCTTCCGTTTGCCGAGCCAAGAGAAGCCCTTGAAATCAAAGGAACAGCAGTAAAGGAAACGGTGGCTTTACCGTTTAATTCAAATGCCCCTAGGTCGTGATATTGGCGCAAACCTTCGTCAGCTTCGAATTGAAAACAGACGCAAGCCCATTCGCAAGCGCAGAAGCAGAAAGCAAATGCTTGCCATTGCCTTGTCAGCCTCTAGACGGTTTAGAATAGAAAAACCCGGAAAATAATATGGCTTACCAAAGGCAATATCTTCAACAGGCTCAGGCTAAAACTTATAGCCCCGGCTACGTACCTACTCCCGGCCAAGCAGACTCGTACGATTATTCTAAAAAAATCACTACCGAGTTTGGGCGTGTCTTTACTGGATGGAAGGGCCACCCCGGGGCTAGAGAATTAGGAAATTACTACGGTTACGCCGCTCGGGACGGAAAAAACAAGGCTTGGGATTACAATGAGTATTGGGCCGCTGGAAACGATTTATACGGAAGAAATGTAAGCTATGCGCTAAAGGCTCCGACAGTATCGGGGGCTCAACAATCGGCATTGCGAAGAGGTGAAATGGCTGGTGGTGATCTCAGGCTTTCACAGTCGCTAGGAAAACGCCGTCTTCGTATTGAGCCGACGGAGCTAGGACAAATGCCGGGCAAGGATTTACCTCCTCCCGGTGCTGACAGCTACGACCCATTCAGCGCTAGCGAAGCTGAAGGCTTGGCCGGGCTCCGCAGAAAGCGCGGTGGGCAGATAGACTTAAGCATTAACGCTTCCAACGCCTCTACGGGCATTAACACCTTGTGAGCAAGCCCCGGGACTACGCTAAAGAGTACCGGGAATACCAAGGAACTCCAAAGCAACTAAAGGCGCAAGCCGCTCGCCACAGGGCCCGAAGGCTGATGATTAAGAAGCACGGCAAAGCCGCTCTTCAAGGTAAGGACGTAGATCACAAAGACGGCAATCCGCATAACAACGGCTACCACAACCTCCGCATTCGCTCTATCCGAGCCAATCGCGGTGACAAGCGCTAAATACCCTTTGACTGCCCCCGGGTAAGTGGGGCTAAATTACTAGATGCAATTAGACCCCCGGTTGCGGGACTTCAGGAACTTTTTGTTTTTGGTGTGGAAGCACCTCAACCTTCCCGACCCTACGCCCATCCAATACGACATTGCAGAGCGCCTAGGTAGCGGTCCTGACCGTCAAATTATTGAGGCTTTCAGGGGTATCGGCAAAAGCTGGATTACGTCTGCCTTTGTGTGTCACAAGTTATTGTTTGACCCTACCCTTAACGTTTTGGTGGTGTCGGCGTCCAAGAACCGTGCTAGCGATTTCACCACCTTTACACTTCGGCTAATCAACGAAATACCCATTCTTCAGCACCTACGTCCCCGGGAGGAACAGCGTAACTCCAAAGAAAGCTTTGACGTTGGGCCCGCCCCTGCATCCCACGCCCCGTCGGTAAAGTCAGTCGGAATCACGGGGCAAATCACCGGGAGCCGGGCCGACCTGATCATTGCCGACGATATTGAGACTTCAGGCAACTCCCAAACCGAGCTTATGCGAATTAAGCTGTCTGAGGCAGTTAAGGAGTTTGATGCCGTGGTAAAGCCAAAGGGCCGCATTGTGTTCCTAGGCACGCCGCAGACCGAAAACTCAATCTACGAAAAGCTAGAGCGCCGTGGCTACGCCGCCCGCATCTGGCCCGTCCGTACTCCAACCGAGGATCAACGTGTACGTTATGGCGTACGTCTGGCTCCCTTTGTGGCCCAAAACAACGCAACGGCTGGTAGCTCAACTGAGCCTACACGCTTTACCGAGGAAGACCTTATGTTCCGCGAGGCGTCCTACGGGCGCTCTGGCTTTGCCCTTCAGTTCAT